ATAATCTTCTGCATCTGAATCGTCCATTTGATCTGCCGCATCTTTCACTTCATCAGAAACATCTGATGGTGAAAGTTCACCTTTTTGTAGAGCGTGAACCATTCCCATGAATCTTTGTTGTGCCTTTGATGTAGCCGGCATCTTATTCTCCCCGAATAATTTTATTAATTATATCTTCAGCCTTACAATACGTTCCACAAGTTCTACCCGGTGTTTGAGTTTTAGTAACAGTTTCCGTTAAGGGGTGCATAAATGCTCCGTGTGTGGATGGATTAGAAACAAAATCAAATGCAATTAATTCAAAATCATCACCAACTTTCATCGATGGCTGTTTTCCATCACCTTCATCTACAACCTCTACTGATCCCATTCCACGGGAACTAATACCGAGTTTTATTCCATTCTTAAATAATTCTCTTAAAATATTTCCACTTGGTGTGGTTAAAATCTCTACCGTACCTAACAAATTTAAACCTTCAAAATGCATTTCAGTAACATTATGAGATACATTTTGTAAATTCACTACTGAACTATCTGGATGGTCTAATTCTCCCATTGCACGTTTTTGTAGTATAAAATTTTCACTATAATTCTTTGCCTCGCGAGTTAAAATTTCACGTGGATATACTCTACCATTTTGATTCTTAGCATCTGCACGTTGTAATACACCCTTAACTACCAATTTACCATCGTTTTCCTTCATAGCCTCACTAATATGGTGCTTTGATACTTCAAATGGGATATAATCTACTATAAGTTGTCTCATTACTTAACCCTTTTCGTTATTTTAATCATATCTCTCATAAAAGAGGTTACGTTTTTAGTATACGATTTTATCAATTCATCTTGTAATTTATGATTTTTATCATCAGCCTGTAGTCTATCACTCAAATCATACATTACTTTACGATATCTACCTTCAATATTTTGTAATTTTTGAGAAAGTTTTTTTGCTTTTGTAACATCTTTTGCATCTTCAGTAACTTCTTTTGGTATCTCCCGTGTTTTATCATATTTGTCTTTAATTTTACCTATTTTGGCGTGTGATGCTTTCTTACCAGCAGCTTGTTGAATTTTAGTCATTCCTTCTTTTCCGTATTTCTTCACACCAGCACGATACATAATACCACTTTCATTTACGGATTCGGATTTCCATCCTTTTTGTTGTGCCATTTTATCTATTTTAAGCCACTCTCCCCCCAACTTACGTTCCATTTTTTTCCAATCTCTTGGGTTAGTTTTTGCCATCCGCTTAAAAAATCTCCACATGCCTTCCCAATTAGGTTCTACATTAATAGTTCTAGCTTCTTTTACGGATTCTTTCAATTTAACCATTTGGTCAACCGTTTTTTCTAACTCATCACCCTCTTGATAATTCTTACCATTATTAGTAACTTTAAAAGTTATAGTCCCATTACCAACTTTAGTAACTTCACCTTCTGAACCTACGTGTGGACAATCAGGATTAATATCCTTTACCACATCACCCTTTTTAAAATCTGTTTGTTCACCTTGTGAATTTTGTAATTCTTCATTTACTTTTTCAAATCCACTACCACTTGCAATTGACTTTCTTCTATCCTTACCCTTACCACTAAATGCGTGCGGAGTATCATATTCCCCACCTGCAGTTGCAGTTGTGGATGCTTCTGCTATTTCTTTTTTTAGAATAGTACGAAGTAATTCTACAAATCGCCTTTTACTTATTTTTATGGACATTTTCTAATTCCTTAACAAGTTCATAATATCTCATTAGAGAAACTACGTGAGAATCTTTTACATGAGTCCCACCTGTTGCAGTTTCTGAATGGCTGATTGCCTCAGTTAATTTTATTTTCGTAATTTTATCAGTAACCTTAGTTAAATGTCGTGATAAAAGTTTTCTAATCTTGATAACCTCAGCATCTATGAATTCTCTTAAAGAATTAGTATTTGATAGATTGTTAATATACTCTCTTAGCAAATTCTTTTGTGATTCGTTTAGTGTACTATATTTTTTATTAAATTTATCAACCAATAGTTGATAAGTTAAGAGTCTAATATCCTCTTCTTGTGTATTGTACGAATTAAGTGTTTTATTTTTAGATTTTTTAACGCCACTTGAAATTTCATTCGTGATATTCTCCATTACAACCACTTTACTATCAGTTTCTATTACTGGCCCGAAATCTTCACGAGAAGATTCACCTTCAAATAAATTATAAATTGATGCTAAAACTTTATAATTAGGTATTTTTGTATTGAAAAAATCTTTAGCATCATAAACCGTTTTAATCTCTTTAATAAGATTATATTTTTCATTTCTTAATCTATGGTTAGATAATTTTCTACGATTTTTAATTACAGCTTCAATTAATATCTCCGCGTGTTGTAGATTTTTATATCTCTTTTCAATTAAAACCTTATAGAATTGATTTTCTTTACCTAATTCAGTCTTCTCATTGAAGAATTCTTTTAAAATTTTAATTGCTGAACTATTTTTTTCATTATTCAATACGTCAACCGTTATTTGACGTGTAAGTAGTTCAAAAAGAATACCCGTATTCTTTATTTTATTGTGCTTTTTATTATAAGACATTAATTGCTCCATTAATCCGTATATTTACGTACATATATAAATATAAAAACTTCAAATAATTATACATTTATTACGTTAATCTTTTTTAACAAATTCATCATACTCATTCTCAATTATCTCTGAATCTGTTGTCTCTTTTAGTATCTCTCTCTTAGAACCTTTCAATGCTTTTTTCAAAACATCATAATGAGAAAGTGCCAATCGTGGACTTACTTTTCCAAGAGGATCTCTATCTCGAGCACTCCCATCTTTTCCATATTTACTCATCTCTTTAGGTCTACCTGCTCCCTCAAACCCGCCTTCTGGTGCTCCACCTTGATCAAATAGTGAACCCATTGCTGTATCGGGTGGTTCCGCCTGTTTTCCATCTTCTGCTGGAGTCGTTCCAATAGTGGCTAAATCACTGGGAGTACCAACTGCCTCTCCACTATCCGCTGGATCATTACCCTCTTGTTCAATTTGACTAAATCTAAATTTCTGTTTTTGATCGGCTACAATTTCTTTTTCAATTTTCTTAATATCATCATTCGTAAAATTGAAAATATTTTTATATACCCATTCAGTTGAAAGTAGTTGATTATCTTTTACATCACGAGCCAAACTAACTTTATTTCCCCACACTTCAAGTTTTTCTTGTTCGTAAATCGTAGATGGATTTGTTAATCCCAACTCAAAGTTAACCAATTCTTCATCAGTAAATCCTTGTGAATATAAATGAACAACTGCAATCTTTGTTAACTCACTTGTTACAATTCTTTGTATTCTCTCAATAGTACGAGCAAATCTAACATCTTCTGCTGCAAGTGTTGCTTTACTACCAAGTGATTCTTCATATCCAAGAAAAGCTTTAGGAACACGAAGTGCTGCCAATAATCTATTTTTCAAATACTCTATGTCATCTGTAGTTTCATATTGCATTCCTGGTAGTGAATCAATTTGAGTACCACTATCTCCACCACGAACTGGCATAAAGAAATCTTCTGTTAGATTCTGTATGTTAAATTTCAAATTATAATCACCAGTTGCGTCATCAATGAAAGGTGTTTTCTTCATTTTATTAATGATTCGTTGCATATAATTATCAACTTCATTTGGTGGAATATTACCAATATCAATTTTGAAAACTCTCTTCTCTGGCGCTCTCATAACACGATGAATTAACATAGCATCTTCCATCAATACAACTTGTTTCCAAACTTTACGTGCTCCCTCTAACATTGACTTACCATAAGGTAATAAATTACTATCACTTGATAATCTAAAGTGTGCAATTTGAAAGTTTTCAAATTCTACTCTTCCATGGTTAGATTGATTCCGTTGTAAATAAGGATGAGTAGCTTCCATAGTCTCTAAATAAAATTTTGTATAGTATGGATTCTCTGGATCCTCACCCTCTGCACGAAGTACCTCGTAAGGTGATAATGGAATAACATTAGTGATTCCATATTTATCATTTATATCTAAATGTAAAAAGAAATCTCCATATTTACATAGATTACGAACCCACGGCCATAAATTAAATTCTATATTCAATATATCATAAAAAAGATTATTTAATATAGATTTAATATTATCATTATCACTTTTAATCTCCAAAACTTCACCATACGGATTTTTCATTGTTGATTCATCAGAATAAATGTCAAGTGCACTCGATATTATAGAATCTGAATCCATTGTTTCATAATCTGTAAATAACCCAAGTCTTGCCGCCATAACCTGATGTACGGTTGAATATCCAGAACTAATTAAGTCCAATCCACTATGCATTTTTGAATATCTATCTACAAGATGACTTCGTACACCGTGTTGTAATTTATCAGTATCGGCTATTTTTAGTTTCTTACCACCTACATTTCTTACAATTACATTTGTACTAAATAATCGTTTTAGTCTACCGAATAATGTTTTATCAGCCATTTTTTACCTCTTTGTTAGTTATAAGAGCCATTTTAAAGACTCTTTCTTTCTATCGTGGCCTACTTCCCATTCCCATTCACCAGTATCATTGTCATCGGGAGTGTATAGTCCATCAACATCTTGAAATCTATCAAGTGTCTTTTTTGTTAACTCAATTCCTTCTGTTCGTAATCTTAATGCAGTATCACGAACCCATAAACCAATAGCAAAAGACATAACTAAATCATCGTTATATCCTCTCATTGCTTCTGCTCTATTGTTTAGATAAATAAATGTAAATAATTCATCTATTAATCTATTGGAACGAACCACTACTGATTCATCCCTAAAATATTCCTCTAACTTTGCAATAATCAAAGGTCGAGTTCGTGCAGTGGTACTAAATCCAGCCACCATATTTTTTTCTGCCGCTCTATATCGATTATTCAACTGATGTTGAACATCTACATATTGTAAATCTTTACTCGTATAAAATAGATTAGGATAATCCCTATCTATTACTTGTTGGATGGTTGCCCAACCAATGTTATTGTTTTCTATAATTAGTAAAGCATCGTTATATTCTGTTGCAATACTAACCAACATATTTCCAAAATCTTTAGTAGGTATTCTACCCTTATACTCTGCTACTTGTTCAACTTTCTCTATATCTATAACATGAAATGCACTATAGTCTGCTGCATCACCACGACCAACATCTGCACACACTACATAACTCTTTGTATAATTTGGTGGCTCCCATACCCACAAGTTACTGTCAACTCCACGCTTTTCTAATGGATCTTTAACCATTAACTCTCTGCATTGTTCTAAAATTTCACCATCAACTACTGAAGTACCAGAAGTGATAAAATCACAATCACATTCTTGTGCCGCACTCTGTATTCCCAGTAATGTATCTTGTTCATCTCTCCACTCTTGATTTCTATCAGGATGTACCGTCCAATGAAGTTTGACAAAATTAAACATTCCACTACCTTCTTCTGCCTCAACCCATTGTTTATGAAACCAATTTCCAACACCATTTGGTGTAGAAAGTGCAATACAACTACCTCCCGTTGCCAATGTTTGTTGTGAAGCAGTCCATATATCATCAATCTTATCAATGAATGCCGCCTCATCTAATATCAATAATGATAGAGCTTCAGAACGAGCTGCTTCAGGACCCGATGAGACTGCCTTTACTTGTGAACCATTTACATATCGTAGATTTAATTTATTATCTTCCACACATTTCTGTTTTAACCAACTTGGAAGATTTGCGTGCATCACACGAATTTTAGTAACAAGGTTTTTGGCAACATCTTGTTTCGTAGCAATAACCAATACATTCTTATCTTGATGAAATGTCATCAACCATAAAGAATATCCAGCAGTTAATGTACTGATACCAAGTTGTCTTGCCTTTAATAGTATATTAAATCTATTTTCTTGAAATTCATTTACTGTTTTTTCTTGAAAATCATATAAAGCAAATGGTATTTTCCCTTGTATTGGATGTTGAATCATACAATACTTCTTCATAAAATATGCAGGATCTTTAGCACATTTTACATATTCTTGTTTGATTACTTCCTTTAGAGGTTGTAGTGTTATATTATCAGACATTAGTTAGTTAATTGACCGGCAAGGTACACAGGTACCACGACAGACACTACTCCATATGTAAAATATAACCACTTATTTTCATACCAACTTGGTTTCACGAGTTTTACCTTTTTTTCTAACAATTTTGACTTTTCTTTCAAATCTGCAATCGTTTTATCTTTATTTACGACTATTACTGAATCTATTTGGGCACTTTCCTCTAATTCCTTAATAATAGAGTTGAGATCATTGATAATTTTAGTATTTAAACTATCTTTAACCTGCAAATCCGTTATTTCTTTGGTAATTCCCAAAATTTGTTTTTCAGTAAAGTTATAAGTCTTTTCCTGTGAAAATCCCATTCCTACACTTACTAACAATAATATTTTAATTAAATTCTTCATATATACATATATATCAGTTTACTTGGAAAATTTCTTCAAAAAGTTTACTGCTTCGTCTACATCATCAATTTCAACGGCCTTTTGAGCCTTTTTAATATCATTTTTAGTAGATTCAACTTCTTTTTTCAATTTTGCCACGTGTTTTTTGTTTATTTTCTTCTTAGACTCAAGTTGCTTAACTTTTTTCTCAGTTAATTTTACTTCTTTATCTTTTTGTTTGATAACATCATCAAGTTTTTTAATTTCTTCCTTTTTCTTCCCTGAAAAGACAGAACTAAGTCCTAATATAGCTAATAGTCCCCCTAAAAATCCCAATATTGCTTTCCACATCTTTATCATTTAGTTTCTCCTAAATATGAAAGACCTGCATTATGTACAAGTTCATCCATTGTTACGGTTTCTTTCTCAAATTCCTCAAATTCTTGTAAATTCATCAACCTTTTAATAATTCTATGATATACACTTAATAACTCGTCAATATCTTTATCATTTCCAATCTTACGTTGGTATTCTTGGGCTACCTCACCAAGAGTTGCCGTCATATCCATTAATTCAAATATAATATCTTCAGGTAGTATTAATTTTCTGCTCATCTTCCAACTCCGTTTCAAGTTCTTCTATATACTCTCTAGCTTCCTTGACAAGTTTATCAAAGTTTTTCTGTCCCATGGACCATTCTTCTCTCTCAACACCTACTCTATCTACTCCAACTTCATTGAAAAACTCCGCCTTACCGCCTGATTGTTCAAATTCATCAATACTTTGTTTCAAGTCTTTTAAGTATGCTTTTTTATTCTCTAATATTTTACCCTTTTCATACTCTTCCCATTTACCCTCAACACGAAGTTTATTTTCCTTCTCAACTTGACAATCAAAACAATGATTTGCAAGTCTCCAAAACTTATCATCAAGTTTTTTCTTCATTGTTTTTTTACAAGATGGACAAAACCAAGGCATCCTAGCTTCTTGCATAATATTAGATAGTTTATCTATCTTGTCGCCGTGTTTTTCAGGTTCTTTACCACTATTATACCCAACCATTATCCGTTTTTCTGGTTCTCGTCCCGCCAACAAATCTTTTAATACTTCATTCTGTCTTTCTGATTCTTTACTATATCCCATTGTAACTCCTATCCAAACTTTAAACTACCAAGTATCTGATTGATTGGTGCAAATGCTCCTGTGAACTTATAAATGTTTCCTTTATACTTAAACACTATTCCTTCACTTGGGACAATTGCATCTAACCCACCAATTGCTTCTAATTTCTCAATTTGTATTTTTAATTTCTTTAATTTATCTATATTACCACCACTCTGTAAATCCTTGAATGCTTTGATAACTTCTTTTCTCATTTTTTGTATGGATGCTAATGGTGAAGCTGCCATAAACCCACTTATATTTTTTAATATTTCTGCACCAACTCCAAAGAATAATATTTCAAATGGTTTAATATTATCTTTTGAAATCCTTTCTTGGTCTTGTTTATCCGTTGATATTATCCAATCTAAAAATTTAGGTTCATCTTTATAATCTTTTCTAATATCTCTTATTTTATATGACTTATCAAAAAACGCCCATCTATTAACCAAACCAACATACTGATTTGGTTTTAAACTAATTCCAAATTGTTTAGATGCGTTAAAAACATACTCTCTCCAAAATGCCTCGTGATATTCTCCTAAACGATCCGTATCTTTTAATGCGTATGTAGATTGTAATTTCTTTAATTGTCCTAAAAATTTATTTTTCATTCTACCAAAATCTTGATGTTTAGGTACGGTTAAGAAATTTGGTTTTCCAATTTTAAACATTGATTGTATATGTTGATTCATTTGTTTAATCATACCTGCTAACATTCTAGCAGAATCTCTGGCTTGTCCAATTGCTTTTCCACTATCATCATATTCAATTGCCCCGTGAAATACTATTTCTGCCACATCATAATCAACTACATTAGCAGTTTTAGGATACATAATCTCTAAATTCATCCATTTTGAACCATTACCAAATACCTTTTCTTTTTGTTTATCATTTAAACTACCAATGGCCTTTTCTAAATTTTTCATTGCCCCAACAAAAGCCTTTTCAATCTCTCCTCTACCACTAAACATACTCTTAACACCACTCGTGGTAGGAGCAGTTTTACCATGATTTTTCAAGTGTCCTTTGTTACGAGCTGCTCGTAACTCTCCATCAACCCAACTTACCATTAAATTTTGGCCATCAAGTTTCTCTGTAACATTATCTTCTCTATCTAACTTTCCACCTAACCCATTAATAATTATCTGCTTTAAATCTGAAAACGTAAGATTATTATCATCAAATGGATGACTCATGTGTCCATAAGCTCCGCCTTCAATTAAAAATTCAACATCTCTTTGGTAACTTTCTTGCATCTTTTTAATCTTATCAGGATTTTGAGGTTTATCTGAATTACCTCTGCCTGCAGTTGCAGTTCCCATATCAAAGGTATGTGAATCATCCATATTATTATGTTTATTATCACCAAAGAACTTTAAAATTTCCCACCCCATTTTTCCAACAATCTTTCTCATATGTTTTTTATATTTTGGAAATGGGTTACTCACACTATCAGTATTTTTAGTATCTTGGTTTATTGTTCTACCATATGTGGTGGTGGATACTCTATCTATTGTAGATGTACTAAAATCAAAACCAGGGTCTTTTGCTTTCTTACTAATAATATCCCCAAGCACTTCCCAACCAAGTATATCTGCATGTTTTGGTGATACTCTTTTATAATCATCAAATGAATTAAAGAAATCATATAATCCCTCATCATCTAATATACTTGCATCAAAATGTGCTCCAAGTGCACTTACTTCTTTTATTAATTTTTTAACTTCTGATTGTGAATAAAATTCAAATAACTTTTTAAATTTATTAGTCATCATATTAAAAATACCTTTATCAAAGTATCCAAATGCTTGTTTAAATAATTTCGTTCTATTCTCTTCAAATTCGGGAGAACCAAGAAGTTCTCTCATAGTAGTTCCACTAACTTCTTTACCACCTACACTAACTGAAATATGAGGTGCTTTGAGAATATATCCATTGTCCTCGTACCCATTCATTTTGTTTTTATTCTTTTTATAATCTTGAAAGTATTTACCACCCTTTAATCTACCAGCGTCTTTAGCACCAAATATGTAGATTACCGCTGTAGTATCTTTATCATATTTATTTAATGCATTTTTTGCTACATAAGGTGATTTTTCTTTAATGATACGATTAGATGGAATACCCATTTTTGTCATATGACGAACTTTTTCTCTAAAGTTCATTGGGTGTCTTGGTGGTTGTTTTATATCTGAAGTTGTTATGTAAGCATCATCTACTTGCTTTTTTAACCACTCATAAGTTTTTTTATGATGTGGGCCAAATGGTTGAAATCTACCACCATAAATACCAACGACTTTTGTTATTTCTTTTTGTTCAGTAACATTTTCACCGAGTAATTTTAATAGTTGAGTCATTACCATTGGATTTCGAGAAAGGAAAGTTTGTAATTTTTTAATATTTTTTACATAACCTTTTGGTATTAAGTTCTTATCAACCAATTTTAGTAATGCCTTTTTAATTTTTGGTCTATTTACAAATTCATCTAATTTCTTTACTTTCTTATAACCACTCAATCTATCAGTTTTATTTTTATCTATACCTTTCCTACTGGGTGAAGGCACAACAACTTCAATTTCAGGTTCAATAACTCTGAATTTTAATGCGGGACGGCCGTTGATGAGTAAGTCACCCTTTTCATTCCAAGCAATAGACTTAACAACAACCTTTTTATTTTTAAATCTACCCATTTTAACAGTATCACCTATCTCAACTGGTAAATCTACTCCCTCATTAACAAAATCTTTAATTAACCACTTTGTTAACTCATTCATTCTATTAGAATACCAAGTGAACTGTACCACTACCGCTCACTCTTGAAACTCCAATTTCATAAAGTGTTTTAGCAGTAACTGCATCTGCACCGATTTGACCACCACCAACAAAAGATATTTTAGTATCTCCTGCCGATTCAACTATAAATCCTTCCGAACTTAATTCTGAACCTGTCATATAGTAATCAACCGCGGTCTTAGTAAGTACTTTTTTATACTTTGCATTATCTTTTACAGTTGCTGCACTTCTACCTACAAATGAACCTTGTGTTGCTGTTGCCATTTTTTATCTCCTAATTAATTATTTTTATCATACTGATAAAGCTCTACGATACCAACCAAACAAAAATCTCTCTTGTTCTGGTTTTTTATTCACTAAATCATAGTAATGTTTTAATCTGTAACAACGAACTCTTTCTACAGATGGTTTATAAGTTTCAACCGCACCTTTAGTACCTGGCCCAAAACCACCATCAATAGCCAAATCTGCACCTTTTGCATTACAAGTTCGTTGTAAAATCTTTACTGCTGTTCCTCTACCTTGATTTACACACATATCAAAAAAGATGTGTTTTAAACCATCGGGTAAATCATCTACTTTATTTTTATCCCAATAGTCTTTTTTATAGATTTCTTTAGCACCTTCTTTGGTAAGATTCTTTATATCCTCGTCTGGATAGAATCTTTTAGCAATGCCAAAATTAGTTTCTCCACCTAAATCTTTTGGATCGTGGACATATCCACCTTCGTGTTCTAAAGTTAAATCAATTATTTCATCAAATGTTGTTAACATTTTATACTCCCTGCTTTTTGAGGATTTTTTGGTGTCTAACCCACGATTTACCGATTGAGTTTTTGAGAGGTTTTTTAATAAACTTGTTAAGACCTTGCTTAACCAACATATTAAACCGCTTTTCTGCCCTTTTCTCATCTAAATCCTTATTATTATCTACAATCATAAAATTTCCACTAAATAATCCTTGATAACCACCAAGATTCCGCATTACTGCGGCATGTGAATCTCTTACAATCTTTTCTGGTAATACTCTATCTCGTTTTTCATTTCTTTGTAATGCTACTTCTACTGTAGTGTTGACAAAAATCATATAAGTATCATACCCGATATCTTCTACTTCCTTTTTCATTTTGGTAATTTTTCTAAAATCATCACCCGTACCATCAACAATTATACCTAAACGACCTTCTTGATACTTTTTCCTTCTAACATCTGTTAATTCTCTAGCAAAATGTCTTAAATTACTACCACCCGTTTCTTTTGAAGTGGTAAGATTTTTAAATACTTCATCGGGCATTGTATCTAAATCAGTACCGAATCCGTATTTTCTCAATAAAAATTTCAATTCCTTATCAGAATTTACCATTTTCATACCACTATGAGAGATATTTAGTTTATCAGGTACTCCAAATAATCCCTTAGTCATATAAGTTTTTCCACTTCCAGGCCCACCAGCAAGAAACACACATTTAAGTATGCCTGAATCTTCAACTCCTTCAACTAATATACTACCTTTAGGTGCCTTATTACCCATATACTTTTTATATTTATCAAAATCTTCTTCTTTGACAAATCCCTTATATCCACCAAGTTGCTCAGAAGAAGAGGTAGTACCAGTTTTACTGGCCTCAAGTAAATCCATTAATTTAATCATAAAAATTCCAAATGTATTGTTACAATTATAAATATCTAATTATAAAATTTACCATTTTTTTAATCTCAATTTACGTCTACCCTCAAGTCCAACTTTCCAACAAAAACCGTGATTTCTCCATAGTTTATTACGATATATTGGAATTTCTTCTCTCCCTAACAGATGATATGCCTGGATTCTGTGATGGCCATCCATAACTTGATTTTTTGAATTGATAAAGATAGGTAATTCAATACCTTGATTGATAATTGATTGAAAATATAAAACTAATACTTTGTTAGTATTTTCACCAACACACTCACAAACTGGCCCCTCTTCTTCTTCTCTTGGTTTATTTAATTCTTCCAAATCTTTTACAAAATGAAATGGGACTTTTTCAAAAGCTTTGAAGTTTTTTATATCAAGAAGTTCATAGTGTTGGGGAAATAACTTTAAAAAAAATTCTTTCTCACTTTTCATTATAAAAATCACCATATTCAATTAATAAAGTAGACCTATCTCCATTATAGGCACTTTGAAACTCTGTAAATATATTATCAGGTTCTTCTAACAACACCACGTCTACTTCGTGTAACATCGACTTGAAACTCATGGTGTAATCTTGTGTATGTTGAACACCACCATCAAGTGGATTAGTAGAACCTATAGAAGTTCTCATAATTACTTTTGGTTTGAATGTTCCCTCTGTCATGTGTTGCATCTTATCAAGATGATTCACTAAACTATCCATACACCTCAACATGAAATCAAATCTTGGAAAACAACAAATAGGAACAATACCATTCAATGCCATACCTGTACACATACCCATTTGTATTTCTTCAAAGACAGGAACTTCGATTCTTTTTTTCTCATCTATAGTTTTTAATGTATTGTAAATTGCATTTCCACTATATTTTACTGATTGACCAATGAAAAATGTATCATCTTTTTCACCTAACCATTCCATACTTTTTATTAATTCACCTTTGTATTTCATTAGAATAACACCCAATTACCTGTTCCATGATGTGGATAGGTTCTTTTATATTTATAGTAAATTACATCATCTGGTATATCTCGTTTACCACCCCATGTTTCTTCTGTAGGTGTATTTGTAGATAATCCATTATCCTCAACTACAAACTTTATAGGTAAACTAAGATTCTTTGCATACTTATAAGTTTCATAAAACAAACCAGTTTCAAAAGTCATATCACCAATAAAACACCATACTTTATTTGTTTCACCTTTTAACTTAATTGATTTTGCAACACCTAATGCAATTGGTAAAGTTCCACCAACAATTGAAGAAGAATAAAACTTTGGTTTATCTGAATAAACACTCATACTCTTACCACGAACAAT